GTTGTATGTGCATACCTTTAGATCTAAAGTTATGCATTGTGTGCATGGCAGAAATCGTCCTGGACGATTTCTGCCATTGGTTTAGGGAGTTGTTGCATCGCCTTCGGCAGCAACATCAGCATAATCGTCATTGTTTTCAACGAGCATGTCGCCAATTTGGGTGATCCCGTTAATCGCAACATTGTGCGAAAACGCGAGTTCAAAGGCTGAAGCCGTTGTGTCGCTAAAGACGTCATGCGGGAAGGGATCAGGAGCTAACCAATGGTCAACCGTATAAACCGGATTGACAAGGTTGGGTGTCCAGATGCCCGCGCGTGCTTCTTTATATGGATTGTTTGGGTCTGCCTGATAAAAGTCACCCCCAAGACGTGTAAAGTCGCGTTCCCAGACTGCGTTCATGGGTTCGTACCCATAGATTGCATCAGGGCTTTGATGGCGCGCGTCAATTCTGTAGTTCGAGACAGGATCAACCGGCTCCGGTCGTTGAATGTCGCGTAATGCATTAGGATATTGATCTGGATCATTGAGAAGCATTGCCATATCTCCCTGACGTTCGTTTAGTTTTTCTGGCAATACCTCAATGCAGATGACAATATGACCGCCTGTATCTTGAACCGGAAGGTTCAAAGATAGTGAGCCGGCTGTTTTACCGACGCTGACTGAAGCGTCTAGATTTGCGGCATCTGTGGCGTAGCGTTCAATCATGCCAAATGTTAGGCGTTTACTGTCTAACAGCCACGGGCGGTTAAATAGTTCTTTTGGAACTGTAAAGCCTTGCATTAATTCGGCAGTAATTACGTCATCTGGATCGAAGCCGCTATAATCGTTGCCTGCGTATTGTGCTCGCAGTTTTGCATAAGATTGCGTCAAGCGGGCCTTGTCGATATCGGCAAGCGATGTGGTGATTTGCTGATCTTGCATTTCTGCAAAGATTTGTGGAAATGCTCCGCCTACTGTTTGATTAATCGCCACCTGTTTTGTGTGGTCTGCATAAACGATACCTGCCGGATCACCATCGGTTTCGTATACTACGCCGCTTGCTCCTTCCGAGTTAAACGTGCCAATCCCTGCAATTGGGATTTGGCCTGCTGTAACATCTAGATCAAGTGCGCCCACAACGAGAGCGCGTTCATAATCGGGAACGATATGTGAAAAGCGACCAGTTGGCCAGAAGGCACGACCAAAGGTTAGTGCTTCTGTTAGGTCTTCTGATGCATATGATTTGCGCGGGATTTTTGTTGAGTGAGCGCCTGCTCTAAAGTTCCAGATTAGCGAGTAAGCATCTAGAATATCCGTGTTTATCACGTTATCAGTTGAGCTTGTGGTGTGCAGGCCGAGAACGTTTACGAAATCGCTGTTCGCATATGTTGTTATATCTGTGCCTGCAAGTGTGTTGAAAAATGCCGGTGGATCACGCGGGGTTTCCCCTAGTGCCGGGATTTGTTCTTTTTGATAGGAGAAGACGAACTCGTCATATCCTGTGAAATAAGGCATGGCTGATTTAGGTACAAACCACGCTTGGACATTCATTTGGACCGCATTTAGGAGCGGTTTTGGCATTTCGGCTAATTCTGCCTCAATTGAAAATGAGCCTGATACGCTATCGCCCCGGTTTACCGGGATAAAGTCGATAGGGTAGAACGATCCGGCTCTGCCGGACGTCATCCCTACGACACGATCGCGCCGCGTTGTTTTGTTGAATGTTACTGGATTGGTGTTTTGACGGGCCATTTGGCTTTTCCTTTTTTACGGTGCGTAATTTGTTGCGGGGACGTAACGTTTGTTTTTGTCTTTTTTCCTTTTTACTTTGGGTTTTGGTTTTGGCTTTTCACCTATTGCTGCCCTCGGGGTCTGCAATTTGTTGCGCTCTTCATTGTAAGCGCCGTATCCAATATTTTGTATTCTTCGCTGGCGATCTAAAGCCGCTCTTTCATAGCGGTTTTCTCGCCAATCAATAAATCTACCGTACATATCAACCGCTAGATTTTTAGCCATTTCTTCGGTGTCCTCACCGGCTGGAATGGGTGCCAAACGCCCACCGGGGGTTGGCGTTTTTGTAATGGGTTGAAAAACCTTTGAGGGTTCGGGTTCTATATCGTTCGTTCTATCGATAATTTCGCTAGTTTGCTTAGGGTCTAATTTCCTAGCATCATATCCGAGAACTTCATATTCGAGATCGTTGCCTAAGCCCCTATTTCTTAATTTTGGGTTTGATTTTTTGTTAGGTGTGACAGATAGTCCATCGGGTTTAAGCCGCTGGTCTCTTTCCACCTTTTTTCTGAGCCGTTCGGCTTGTTTGATTTGGTCCTCTTCTGCCTCACCTGTTGTTTCGGTTTCGGGAGATAGAAGGCCAATTGCATTTTGCATAGCGCCGATAGCGCCTAGGTTTGGACCTCGCCCGGGCATGAATTGTGCTCCGGTTCCGGTTGTTTGTGCAGCTTGAGTGCCCAGCATTGTGAGTGGATTGAAGCCAAAACGCCTAGCGGCATTCCTCGCGTCAGCCGCAGCGATTTGTTTACCGCCATACAGGGCGGAACTCATCATCTGGGCGTTATTGTATGCAGCAATATCGGAGTTGCGATTACTGTTGCCGAATAGACTACCGAGTAGTCCTATTCCGGACTGGAGTAACCCACCTGTTACAGGATCAATTGGCATTGTTTTGGTTTCCTTCTGTTAGTGTTGCAGCGCATGATATTACGCACGCGGGGTTTTGAGGTTTATACCCTTCGCACGCACCAAGGAATGTAAGGACGAGCATTGCCGCCTTTAGACCTATTGTCAGTTGGCCGTTGTTTGCAACGCTTTCCATCTTGTGCCCTTAATTTGGTGCCATATTCTCTGGCCATGATTTTATCGTCGCGGAACTTCATTTCCGAGGCGGGTTTGTTGACCGCCATTTGTTGACGGAGTGTTCCGCGTTTTTGTGTCTGGCGATAATATTCTTGCTCATACGTTGTATTGTATTTTGGCTTTGGCGGTATTACTGCCCTTGACGGTTTTACATCGCGTTTTTGACGCTCTATTACCGCACCGGGCGACGGACGTCCGCGAGGTTTCACAGGTGAAAGGATCACCTGCTCCGATGCCCTAGGGGCGCGGTTCCTTAGCTTTGAACGTTTCGTTCTTTTTGTCCGTTTTGTCCGTTTTTTTGCCATAACCATCTAACCCCAATATTTTGTTGGTGAGCGCACGCGCTTCATATTCTTGCCTTGCCGTTTCCTCGTCCCAAAAATAATCAGTTTTTTTGGTAGAAACTCTTCGCTCCCTCAATGTGTCTTTCATATCTTGCATAAAGATATCCAATGAAGGGTAGAAAGCTTCTTTCTTCATCCGCCAGATTAATGCTCGCTCAATCGCTTTTGCGACCACTAGCGGTATTCTTTCCCAAGGAAAAGGTCCGATTTGCTCAAGCCAATCGTCATATAGTTTAAGACAATAGTCGCGTTTTGCTGCGCCTTGAAGCCAATATTTGGTTTTGGTGTTTGGTTCCCCCGGTGGACGATAGTTAAACGTTACCGGGGGTGTTTTTGTTTCGATATTTCGGGCGGCCATTTGCTGTGCAAACTCGTATCCGAGATAAGGCCGCTTTGACATGGATACCCAGTTTTCCGAACTATCGGTTTTTAGAATGTATTTACAGACGTAGCGACAGGCGTCTACCGTGCCTTCCCAATCCACATATGCGTGGCCGTGATCCCAAGCTGGGCCAATATGGATATTCTGTTGATTAATCCACTGTGGCGGTTTGGGTTTACGGGGAGTGGGTTTAAAGAAAAGCAAACTGTGAAAGTGCGCTCTGCCCTTAGCTTTTCCATACTCGCCCGCTGTAAAATACTTTAGTGAGTAACCCTGCCAGCGCAAATGCTTAACAAAGTTCTGAAAATGCCGGGGTGTTAATCTTTTATGGGCCAGATCGACTTCGCGTTCAGGCTTATTTGCGTATGTGAGTGTGATACAGGCAGTTGCGGAGGCTTGCGCCCTTTCGCAAAGCATTCGACCAACGAAATCGTTTACTCTCTGCTTTTTGCACTGCCAACACTCACCGCAAGGAGTTGTTATTTGTTCCGCTGTTCTAATACCAGCGACCCAGACATATTCAAAACTCGGAGCAATGCACATGGGGGTTCCTGTCACTAAATTTATTCGTATCAAGTGGGGGCGTGCGCCCCGCATTTTGCCATCTGGCAGGAAATGCGGGGCTGTGTCAACCTGAAGGGTTGTTTTTTTTGATTGTGTTCGCAGTAAGCTCACCCACTCTTTTGGAAATTTACAATGAATTGAAATTTCTGCGATTTGCCCAGGCCTTCGGCCTGTGGGCAAATCGGGGCTTTGTGAAAACGCTGTGCCTCCGGCACGGATCATACGGTGGATGGCGTTTTCTAGTTTCTGGGGATCAGGGGTCGCCCGATGGGCGATCCGCCCTCAAGGCGGACTTTGAAAGCCCCTGCGGTTCTGGTGTGGGGGTTGTTAGGTTACAAACCTCACTTCGGTTGTATTTGAATTGCCGCGCTTCGCGCGTCTGTGTTGTTCTTCGCTATTCCATGAATAGAAAAAGGCTTTGGATTTTTTTAACTAGGGTAGCGCGCACGGGGTGAGGAGCTGACTACGTGAGTTAAAAAAAAGCGCCTTTTCCCCTTCATGGGCAAAGAACCAGAGGGGGCCTTGCCCCCTCTGGACACCCCGCAGGTTTCTGCGGGGTGTTGTTTTTTTTTGTTGTGGTTACGACCTTTCGTTGCGTCGTTCCGGCTCTACCGGGTCCGATGCGACATAGTCTTGAAGTGTCGGTTGTGTTGTTTGTTGCACTAACGCGTGAGGCGTGAGTTGCCTTTTGTAATGTGGGTTTGTTTTTGTTAGCAGATCGGGGTCTGCACTTTTCCAATAGAGAGAGCCTAGAGGTACCACGTTGAAACGGTGCCGTTCAACGACCTCCATTCCTATTCTTTTTATTAAGGCCCTCTCATCTGGAGTAAGTCTATTGGCTAGTTTCGAATGTGATATCGTTATTTTGTTGCCATATTGAAATTGATTATGGGGGCCGTAGGCCCTTGCAACAAATAACGGTATTTTATTGCGTTGCGCTTCAAGCATGAAGCGGCCCGCAAATTGCATGATTTGTGGGTACATTCCTTGCCAATCGGCAAACATATGTTTTTCCAAATGTTCCTGACTGTAGAAATACAGTGGTTCAACTTTGAAATTCGTTTGCTTTTGTACGAGTTCTAGCCGCTTCTTATTGCGGACTAACTCTTTTACTGTGTTGTATAGCTTCATTTTTTTGCCTCCTTTTCGAACGGCAATTTATCTTGCGAAAACAGTTTATTTTGCTCTGTGCAATGCTCTGCAATTGCGGCATAAATTGACGCCTTTGTGGAAAGGTCAGCAGTGCTTTCTGAAATCAATTTGTCGATTGATTTTAGGCGGCGTTGAACTGTGTTGATTATTTTGGTTTGTGAAAAGATAGTCATTGTACTCTCCGTGAAAAAGGCTAGGATAAGCCCTAGCCTTTTTACTTTACTTTGGAGTTTCGTTTATGTCTACTTTTATTCTGTTTGTTTGGGCGTTTTTTGTTTGGGTTCTTGTTTTTCTTCTATGGGCGTGGCCTCTTCTGTTAATTCTTCTGGTACTTCATCTGCTAATGAATGGGCGGGAGGAGTAATTGACTTTGTTTGAGCGATCATTTTACGATGCTCTTTCCTCATTCCCTCCATCATTTGTGCGCTTTGTATTTGCATCAAACGATGTGCCTTTCGGACTTCGTATAGATTGCCGCTCTCCATTGGCTGGCGGTCAATGTTGGTGAATACTTCACCAACGCAATGAAGCGCTTTTTCGTCGGGCATATGCATGAAAATGCGAGCGTCAGATGGTCCCTCAATAACGTATATTTGAGGTCCAGACATTTGACGCCGCACCTCTTTACCCGAACCAATTAATATGTCTGCTCCATAATTCATTGCAAAAACGTTGCAATCATGAGTAGCGAGCATATGAAAATGGCCAGTATCCATCTCAATTTGTGTGTCTGTGAATACTTCGGCCCATTCGGTAATATCGTGTTTCATTTGGTTTCCTTTGCTATGTTGTATGTGCATACCTTTAGATCTAAAGTTATGCATTGTGTGCATGGCAGAAATCGTCCTGGACGATTTCTGCCATTGGTTTAGGGAGTTGTTGCATC